TTGTCACTTTCTTGACCTGACGATTGACACAGAGCGTGACAAGATGTTGCGTATCAAGCAAGTACACCGCGATAGCGATGGTGGTCTGTTCCGCGACTACAATTTTGAAGATGGTGTTGCAGAACAAATCTTTGAATTCATGCAAGAAAACAAAAACAAATTGCATGAATTGAGTTTGCGTATGTGTCTGAAGATTGCTGATCTGGTCAAGATTAGCCCGAACTGGAAGATGCTAGCAAGCACTACTTGCATGAAACGCGGTTAAGATTCACAACTAGGCAATGGGGGCTTCGGCTCCCATTAGCCATTTGTGTTGTATAAAGTTTCTAACTAAGTTATACTATTACTATGAACAGGATACTAAATGCTGAAGAAGTTTTGGACTTAATGTTGAATCATGTAAGTCTATCACGTTATGACCAAAAGTTTTTTTATAATCTGCACTTGATAAACGTGTTGCCTAGAAAAGCAATCACCAGTAATCAGGCTAAACTATTTACTAAAGTAGTTAAAAAATACAAGAAGCAATTATCTACACTACAATTTGATGCAGAACAATTATCTGAGATACCCTGGACACTACCAGTTATACAAAGCAGCCCTGAATTTACTCATGCACAAATAAGTATTGAAAACAATGAATTAATTTTGAAATGTCCCTTCAAGCAAGCTTTTGTACAGGAGTTTAGGGATCATTCTGTAATGGTTTGGGATAGAGAAAAAAAATTATATAACACAGAATATGGTTTGTATAAGTTAAGAATTATAATTAACTGTGTTATGAAACATTACAATGAAATAAAATTTTGTGATACAATACAAAATATCATTAATGAAATTTCAATGTATGATGAAAATCAATGTTGGGATCCTACATTAGTTAAGTGTAACGGTAGATTGTATATTGCTAATCTAAATGAATCTTTAGATAAGGCAATAACAGGCATTGAACTAAACACAAGTTTAAATACACTAGCAACTCTTTGTTCCTATGGAATAAAGGTTAGTCATAAACTACAAAAACAATTATTATCAGAATATTCTGTTGAGGATCTATATTTTGCAGTCACCAGACAAGTTACACATGAAGTGTCTGACGTAGAAGGACTAGCAGAAAAACTTGAAAAAATAAAGTGTGACTATGCATTACATGCATCAATGATGTATACCAAAGAAGATATACATGACTTTGCTAAAATATTAGCACAATATGTTGACTTCCCAGTAGAAACATCTAATGTGCGCAAGATAACATGGAGCAGTAAAAAATATGATATGCCAGTTTTGTTGAAGTCTATGTCATCATATAGTTTCGCAGGATCCGGAAGTCCATACGCATCAAAGGTAATTAATTTAGTAAATTCTAACCCAATTGAGATTAAATGAAACCATGTAAAATAATTATAAAAGATGAGGTAAACTGTAAGATAGAAGGTCTTGAGTTAACCGAACGTAAAAAATTAATGAAGATGTTTGAATACGAGGTACCGGGTGCAAGGTACCTTCCTTCTGTTAGACTTGGTAGATGGAATGGTAAAGTAAGTTACTTTAGTTTAGGTGGTAGTTCATATATCAATCTGTTAGACAAAATTATTCCCGTAGTTGACAGTGCAGGGTATGATATTGAATTGGATGACTTGCGTGAAACAGTCCATAGTTTTGATTTTACTCAAGTGTCCGAGGATACATTTTCTGACAAGGTATGGCCAAAAGGTCATCCAATGGCAGGACAACCTATTCTATTGCGTGACTATCAGATTGAAATCATTAATGGCTTTTTAGAGAACCCACAAAGCATACAAGAGGTAGCGACTGGCGCAGGTAAAACATTGATGACTGCCGCACTCAGCAAAAGCATAGAACAGTATGGGCGCAGTATTGTTATTGTACCTAACAAGTCACTTGTAGTACAAACTGAAGCAGACTACATCAACCTTGGTCTTGACGTAGGTGTATACTTTGGTGACAGAAAAGAACTAGGCAAGACACACACTATCTGTACGTGGCAAAGTTTGAATCATCTTATAAAAACTAGAGAAGAATTAACCTCTCAGGAAAAGATTGAATCATTCATGCAGGATTTAATATGCGTAATGATTGATGAGGTACACCAAGCAAAGGCAGATGTACTTAAAACTATGCTTACTGGTATATTTGCAAATGTTCCCATTCGTTGGGGACTGACAGGAACTATACCTAAAGAGTTGTTTGCAAGTCAATCATTGTTTGTTAGCATAGGTCCTGTAATCAATAAACTTGCAGCAAGTGAATTACAAGATCGTGGTGTACTAGCAAATTGCCATGTGAATATTGTGCAATTACAGGATCATGTAGAGTTTACAAACTATCAAAGTGAATTAAAACATTTGCTTGAAGATAAAACACGATTAGACACAATTGCTGAACTAGCACTAAACATTAAACAAACTGGTAATACTCTTATTTTAGTTGATAGAGTTAACGCAGGTAAAGAATTGTTAGACAGATTGTCTGATGCTGTATTTGTCAGCGGTGATACTAAACTCACAGAACGTAAAGAAGAATATGATGACTTTGCGACTAGTGATGACAAAGTGGCTATTGCTACTTATGGTGTTGCTGCTGTGGGTATTAACATTCCACGTATCTTTAATTTGGTTCTAGTAGAACCGGGCAAGAGTTTTGTTAGGGTCATTCAAAGTATCGGACGAGGTATTCGTAAGGCTGAGGACAAAGATTTTGTCCAAATATGGGACATAACAAGTTCATGTAAGTTTGCCAAACGACATTTAACCAAACGCAAAGAGTTTTATAGAGAAGCTAACTATCCATTTAGTATTGAAAAGTTAGATTATAAATGATATAATAACAACATGAAAATATTAACCTTAGACAACATAGTATATAACTTAGAAACATTACCAGAAGAAATAGATGACCTACGTTTCGCTATCTTAGACAATAGCAATCCTGCAAATGTAGATTATCATTACATACCCTTAATATTTTTAGAAAGTTTTAATAGTCCTGCATTGGTGTTGCGTATTGAGGATAAAATAATCAAGATGCCTGTTGAATGGCAAATACTTATAGGTGAACCAGAACTAGGTGATCTAGAAACGTTACCACTAACAAGTATTAATGATAGGGGCTTCAAAGCATTTGAATTCAATCCGTTAAGTAGTTTTAAACCAACATTTTGTGATATAGAAGTAATGGACATATATCACGATGTAGTTTGGTATGCACCTAGATTAAAGAATGGTCAATTTTTGTGTGTGCCTATTGAAGATACTGAAAAGCCTAGATGCGTTTATTTTGTAAAAGAAGTTAGTAGAAATTGTGAAATAGTTGATTATAGACAGGCTTTCTAATGGGTAAGCAAAAATTATCTGCTGACGAAAAATTTACAGATATAGACTTCCCACTGTTTGATGCATTAGCAGCATTAGATAAAAAGGATTATGAGTTTTTTGATAGACTTACTGTAGAACAACAAAAAGGGTTTAGTTCTTTTATGCTGTTACATTGGCTCAGTGCAGTTACTGGAATCCCAGACTTGCAGCGATATTATTTGCAAAATACTGACCTTGCAGCGAACAAGCATATGTTTCACGAAAACATTATTAAACACAATAAATTGCAATGGTTAATGTTATGTGCAGTAAGTCCTGGTATGGGAAAACAATATCATAAATGGATTCCGCATATCAAGCGTAACTATACACTTTTGCTGGAAGAAGCAAAACAGAAAGAAGTTCAGGATTACTTTTCTAAAGTATATGCAAGTGCTGACAAAAACTTATTGGTTGAAATAAGTGAAGAATTTACAAGAATTCAAAAAAGAAAATTTAAACTAGCACAGCTTTTTCCTGATTTAAAAGTTTCTGATATAGAGGTACTAAACGAAGTTGTTTCGGATGAGCAAATAATTGAGTATGAAAAAGACCTCGGATACTAGTTTTGGATGTGAATTTTGCAATCGTACTTTTATTAGAGAAAGCACGATGCTTAAGCATATCTGCGAATACAAACATCGTTGGCTAGAACGTGATCGCCGAGGAAATCAAATAGGCTTTCAAAGCTTTGTGCAGTTCTATAAAAAACACAGTGCTGCAAAGAAGGAAAAAACATACGAAGAATTTATTAAATCTGCGTATTATACTGCTTTTGTCAAGTTTGGTAATTACTGCGTTGACATTAATGCGTTAAACGTTCCTAGACTAGTAGAATACTATCTGAAAGAAAATGTAAAAATAGATAACTGGAATAGTGACCTAAATTACAACGTCTACTTAATTGATTATTTAAAGTGCGAAGATCCACTAGATGCGGTTCATCGTAGTGTAGAAAGTTGCATTGAATATGCAGAAGAAGAAAAAATACAAAGCAAGGATTACTTGCGTTATGGTAGCAGAAATAAAATTTGCCATTTAGTAGTTACAGGAAGAATCAGTCCGTGGCTATTGTATCATTCAGAAAGTGGAACTAAATTTTTAGATGACATACAAGAAGATTTGATTAAGTTTATATATGATTACATTAATCCCGTGCAATGGGCAATAAAGTTTAGTAAAGAACAAGACAATGTGGGTGAAGTAAAATCGTTACTTAAAGAATTGAAATGGTAGATGAAAGAGATAGTTCTTAAATATCGTAAGCCAACCGAAATAGTTGATATCGTGAGAGAAATGCGAGACAATGGCATGATTCAGGGTAAAGATTTTGACTTTAGATATAATCAAGCAAAGTATCAAGACTGGAGTGGGGATTCTGTAGATCCTGAACACACTGTTTTTATTTTCTACACAGAGGCATGTGCAACTTGGTTTGTGTTGAGGTGGGTATGAAACCTGTAAGGATAGTTTGGAAGGAACACGAATCTAAACCATTAGTATTGTATGCCAATTTAGAGTATACTCATGGCGCAATAACACCTACAGGATTGCGTGAAGAAGATTTGATTCCGGTACAAGACTGGTGTGAAAAATCCAAATGCGGTGTTAGAATGTCATTTGATATGTTTAAGTTTAAAGATCAAAAAGAGATAACCGCTTTTTTGCTTGTTTGGGGGTGAAATGAGTGCATGGGTATTGACAGTTTATTTGCTTACTAGTAATCCAATAAAAATATATAGAACAGAAATTTATAATTCTGAGGAAGAATGTTTTAAATGGGTAAACTTTTATAATGAGTACCCATTTAAGCCTATTTGTACAAAGGAGAAATAATGGAACCTATAACAGTTTGGTTATTAATTGTTCAGCTTTGGGATGATCCTCCGCCTACAATGAAATTCATTTATAAAAAAGAATATCCTACAAGAGAAGAATGTTTTGTAGCTAAAGAAGAATGGGAAAAGAAGTTTGTTACTTTGTGTAGTCCAATAGTGAAGAAAGATCATACTAATGGCAAATGATATTATGATTGACATTGAAAGTTTGGACACAAGCCCGTATTGTGTAATCCTAACTATCGGTGCGGTCAGATTTGATCCTAGGGGTGACGGTATAGTAGAAAAACTAGAATTACGTCCTACATTAGAAGATCAAACAGAGCAGTACAATAGAATAATTAATGATGATACTATACGCTGGTGGAGTACACAAAACCCTTCAGCAATGGAAGAAGCAATGAGTGATTGGGGTAGAGAATCACTAAAAGATTGTATGGAACAACTTTATAAATTTTGTTGGAATCGCCGTGCAGTGTGGAGTCATGGCGCACCATTTGATGTTGTTGCAATGGAAACTGCAATGCGTCAAACATTGACAGATAGACCTAACCCTATACCTTGGCCTTTTTATACAGTGCGTGATACCAGAACATTATTTGAAATTGCAGGTGTTAGTCTTAAAGACAAAAAGTATAGTAGTAAAACCACACACAAAGCAGTAGAAGATGCAGAGCATCAGGCATTGGTCGTGCAAGATGCATATAAGAAGTTAATGGATAAAGGGTTTTTGCTTAAATGAACTTTGACATTGATATTGACTTTGGTAATAGAGATTTAGTTTTGCAGCACATTAAACATATAGCTGCGGCTATGCGCAATGTATCTCCTATAAAGAAGCATAATACAGGGGTCTATGTAACTGAAATCCCATATGATTCATTCAATGATATGGCCAATATTGATTATACTGAAGCAGAAGATCGCGGGTATCTTAAACTAGACCTTCTTAATGTACATGTTTATGATCAAATAAAATCAGAGACCGAGCTTATTGACTTAATGCGGGAACCTAATTGGAGTCTATTAAACAAAAAAGAGGTTGTAGAACAGTTGGTGCATTTGGGAAATCATTACAATAATCTACAAAAAATGCCGGAGCCTGTAGATAGCATTCCTAGACTTGCAATGTTTTTGGCTTGTATTAGACCTGCTAAAAAACATTTATTAGGGAAAAGTTGGTCTGAGGTATCTAAAACTGTTTGGGATAAAACTGATGACGGGTATAGTTTTAAGAAAAGTCATAGTGTTGCGTATGCACATTTGGTGGTCGTACACATGAACTTGCTTGCAAATCAGGGCATACGTTGAACTAGTGTAATGCTTCTGCGTTTTGTTTTCTTCTTATGCAAATCGCTCATGCTGCAAACAGGACCATGTATTATTTCTAGGCTTTTGTTGTTAAAGGTCCTCAAATAGAGTTTAAATGGTAGCCATTCTTCTTTAAGAAACATATTTATAGGAATAAGTCTGTTACTTTCCCACCACCATACTTCCCCAAGTTCTAAGAAACGTTCTCGCATTTCGTTATGGACTATTGCTCCGTAGTCGTATATTGTGGTTACAATATCGTCACGATTTTGTATGATTCCTACATAGTCCTGCCCTGAGTAAGAGCATACTGTGATAAAGGGATGATTTTCAGATAGTTTTTTAAAAAATTCGTTGTGCATTTTGTTGTAATTCTTGGAATATTTATCGTATATTTTATCCAAAATATTTATTAACCTTATAGCATATTTATATGACTAAATAAAGAAAAGGACTTTAAAAGTGTACTCAACAAGCGTTTACAACTATACACCAAAATATCAAGTTGTTCTATTTGAAGGGGACTCACCTAGGAGATATCAGATCGTGTACTCAAAAAATTTAACCCTAAACAAGGGAGTTGATAACAGAATTCAATTTCAATTCTTGAACCAAGAGCAGAAGCCCGTTGACTTGACTGGGAAGCAAATCACGTTCCGATTTATTAATTCAGAAGGTACTAGCGTAGATATACAAAAAACTGTAAATGCTACACTAGCACTAAAAGGACTAGCCAATCTAACCGTAACACAAGCCGAATTGATGCAGATAGATGCTCAAATCGGTAGCTTTAGTTTGGACATTGTTGAGGGTAATTTAGTTCTGCCTATCTTTACAAATAGCGAAGCAGATGCTAGGGGCGTATGTCAAATTATGGAGGGCATACTTCCTAAACATGTTCCTAGCACTAATGTTACTATACCTAGTCATGGAGAAATATCTAATTCTGGTACTACATATTACAGTAGCGTGTTAGGATTAAATGGTTCTAGTAAAATTACATTACAAACAAAATTAAGTAATTACTCAGGAAACATCAATGTATTAGGTTCTACTAATGTTGACACTGATTGGTATACTATAGAAGCATTAGGAAATTTCACAGCAGAGACCAATACATTGGGAACAACTATTACTGGTTTCCACCCATATATACAGTTACAGTTTACCTCAACTGGTGGAAATATAGAACATATTTTAGCAAGATAAAATACCAATCTATTGTATTTTTGATACATATTATGCTACACTCATAGTATGTTTGATATCCTATCAATAATTCCAAACAAAAAAAAGTTAACCCAAAGTGGCTGGTATAGTTTCAATGCTATATGTTGCGACAAGCGTGGACACAAAGCTGATAGAAGGCAAAGGGGCGGCATAAAGTTTGATGGAACTAATTGGACATATAACTGCTTCAACTGTTCATTTAGTTGCCATTATGAATTGGGTCGCAGTATCACAAACCGAACACGTGAGTTGTTGAAATGGTGTGGTGTTGACGAAGTACAAATTCAAAGATGGAACATTGAGAGTTTGCAAAACAAAGACCTTCTTGACTTTACACAAAAATTCAAAAAAGAAAAACCATTAGATTTTAAAATCAAGCAATTACCTGATAGTGAACTACTTGATGAAAGTAATCAGGACCATAAAAAATACATTGATTATCTAATTAAAAGAAAAATTGATTTTAAAAAACGTGAGTTTTATGTAGCACCATTTGATGAGGGTAGAAATGCAAATAGAATTATTATCCCCTATTATTATAATGGTGAAATAGTAGGACACACAAGTAGATTCTTAGATGACAGAACTCCCAAATATATCAATGATCAGCAACCTGGTTATGTGTTTGGGTATGATAATCAAAAGAGTGATTGGGAAATTGTATTATTGATGGAAGGCATTTTTGACGCATTAGCCATTGATGGGTTAGCACTAACTCACAACACAATTAACGATGATCAAGTACGTTTTATTAGACAATTAAACAAAGAAGTTATCTTTGTTCCTGACAGAGATAAAACAGGATTAGAAACTTGTGAACGGGCGTTGGAAGTAGGATACAAAGTAAGTTTGCCTAACTGGGACAGTGACGTTAAAGACGTTAATGATGCCGTAATAAAATATGGAAAACTAGCTACTTTATTAAGTATAATACAGAGTGCAACTACAAGCAAAATAAAAATAGAAATGATGAGGAAACGAATTGGTAACTGATTATAACATAGATGTTCAGAAACTTTTCTTGCGTATGATGATCACTAATGGTGAGTTATACACAAGAGTTAGTAACATCATGAATGCTGAAAACTTTGATAAGTCACTAAGGCCTATTGCAAAGTTTTTTTCGGAACACTCTGAAAAATATAATGTGTTACCTGAACCTGATCAAGTGTTAGCAACGTGTGGAGTAGACTTAGAAACTATAACTGATTTGCAACAAGGTCATTATGAATGGTTCTTAGATGAATTTGAAAAATTCACACGCAGGCAAGAACTAGAACGTGCAATATTAAAAGCAGCCGATCTACTAGAAAAGGGCAACTACGATCCTGTTGAAAAACTTGTAAAAGACGCAGTGCAAATTAGTATCACAAAAGACATGGGCACTGATTACTTTTCTGACCCACGTAGTAGATTGATGGCACTAAAAAGCAACAATGGACAAATCAGTACAGGTTGGTCTACAGTTGACAGTAAGCTATATGGTGGATTTAATCGTGGTGAATTACAAATCTTTGCAGGCGGCTCAGGATCAGGTAAGAGTTTGTTTATGCAAAATCTTGCCGTCAACTGGAGTCAAGCAGGATTGAATGGTATCTATGTGTCGTTAGAACTCAGTGAGGGTTTGTGTTCAATGCGTATAGATAGCATGATGACAGAAACTAGCAGTCGGGATATTTTTAAAAGTATTGATGACATTGAAATGAAAGTCAGAATGTTGGCAAAGAAAGCTGGTAAGTTACAAATCAAGTATTTGCCGGCACAGAGTACAGTAAATGACTTACGAGCATATTGTAAAGAGTATGAGATTAAGACTGGTGCAAAGATTGATTTTCTTTGTATTGACTATCTTGATCTCCTTATGCCCGTCAGCGCAAAGGTCAGCCCCTCAGACTTGTTTATTAAAGACAAGTATGTGTCGGAAGAATTGCGTAATTTGTCTAAAGAATTGAACGTGCTGCTAGTTACAGCTAGTCAATTAAATCGTAGTGCAGTGGAAGAAATTGAGTTTGATCATAGTCATATCTCAGGTGGTATTTCAAAGATTAACACAGCGGATAATGTATTCGGTATCTTTACAAGTCGCAGTATGCGTGAACGTGGCCAGTATCAGATTCAACTTATGAAAACACGTAGTAGTTCAGGAGTCGGAACTAAAATTGAACTTGAATTTAATGTAGAAACATTGCGCATCACAGACCCGGGTGAAGATGGGCAATCTGCAGGTGTAAAGTATAACAACCCACAGCCTAGTCCTAATGACATTATTTCTAGACTTAAGCCTACTGCTAAAATAAACTCAACACATGATAGCGAATTGCCGGATGTGGTGCAAGCTGTTCCAAAAGTAGCAGCAGACGTACAAAGCGCAAAATTAAAAGCTATGCTTAACAGTCTGAAAAAGTGATAAATATATTTAGGAACCTATCATTATGGAACGCAAAACCCGTAGTTTATTAGAAGAATTGGAAGCACTGGGCAATAATCGTGATACCAAACACATTATTGAGAGTCGTGCCCATAACATTATTACAAGTGCTATAAATCTTGTTGAGTTAATTAACAAGCATTATGACTCCGATAAAGCAGCAATATTAGAGAAAAAACTACTCAGTGCAATTAAGAGCAAAGATTCCGAACGCTTTACTAAATCAATAAGAAAATGAAACTCCAAGAAGTAGATAAAAAGGTAAATGAGGCTGTAATGGATCTTGTTAAAGGTGAGGTTCAACCAGTCACATCAAATATGGGAAGTCAAAGCAATAGACGATACTCACAGAATGTATTGGCTAAGACTAACTTTCGCAATATCTTTGTGCGAAAAATGATTGGAGTTTTACAAGGGCTTTGGCCTGAAGTTGTTCAACGTCAAAATGAATTGCAGCGTGATGCTGAATATATTCAACAGCAGATGCAGGCGAAAAATCAAAATTTACAATTCGGGGCTAACCCTGCAGCTAGAGAAGCTGACCGTGTAGCCGCTCAAACTCCACAACCCGGCACAGTTCAATCAGAATCAAAATACTTTGATAGAATGCTTGCTGAGATTTTATCTGAAGCTCCTGCACCACCGGCTCAGCCCCCGCAAGTTAAGAAGCTAACTATGTCTGATTATATTGTAAAAGTTGTACAGCAATATATGCAAGGAGTAGATATTTCCTCAAACATGAAGCAAATCACAGATTTAGCTAAAAATGTAGAACTAACATATCAGCAAAATGCTGGAGTCCCTGCACTTAGAAAATTAGGGGATATGCTTTATGATGTAGCTGCAGCACAAAAAGCAAAATCGCAGCCCCCTGCATCAGAACCAGAGCCAATTAGCGATGAAGTTAATAATATAATCGCTAAATTCCAACAATTAGACCAAGAAGAAAAGAAAGAATTACTAGCTTATCTTCAAAAACTAATGCCAAAATAAGTCTAAGATATCCATTTTTTTACAAAAGGACTAAATAAAAGTAGAGCCTTTGCGCTCACATTTTATAAGGAAAAGATATTATGGCACAATTTACAAAAGTACATGGCGATTTTCAGCCATTAATGAACTATGACACATCTGGTTATACAGTTGGTTCAGTAAACGCAATTACATCAGCAGTACCAGTACAACCACAAGGTCCAAAACTTGAGTTCTTTACTATTACAGGTAATGGTACACAAGTTCTAGACAACATTGCTACTGTTTTCCAAACAGTTCAGCAATTAGCAACAATTCATATCTATGAATACACCAACGCAACTGACGATACACTAGCAATCGCTGTTTATCCAGTAGGTGCATGGACAACTGTAACATTAGATAATGAATTGACAAATGCATGGTCAAGTGCAAACGTAGCTGTTACGGGTCAAGCAATATTCACAAACTAATTTAATTTAGTTTATTAAAAAACCCGCAAAATTTGCGGGTTTTTTTACGTCTATAAATAGCTTTATGAAATTAAGATGTTTTAGCTTGTTTGATATTACGAAAACTAATGTGACGAGCAAAAAAAGTTTACTTGGTGCTTCGCCTGAGGAAGCTAGAGAATGGCAAAATCGCAGGAACACCCAATGTAACTTAGACACAATTGTTCAAGTAATATCATTACGGGCGCAACCTGAAAATATTACTGAACCCACACAAGATCGTTTGGATGACGAAAAAACTGAAAACTTTGGGTTTTTATATAGTGTAGACGAGCAACAGACATTTTGGTATTTTGACTTTTCTGTTAATTATTCTAGTGTATTTTCAGATGGGGAAGATGAATTAGGAGCACTTTATAATGATTGTGAGGATGTGCCCATGATTAAAACTAGTGCGAGCCCAAATAATATTCCATCGTCATTGGATACGACTCCGGAATTACGTAACATTTACTTTAAAGTGCTATCATATGACTGACAATGAATTTTTAAATTCTATCAAGAAAATACTTGATCCTAATACTGTAAACAGTATTAAGAAGTTTGTTATTATCCAAGAAAAGAACGGGTACAGGGTATTTGAAAAGTACATCATAACCAAATATTCTCAGGGTTTTAAAGTAACACAACTACATAATGATATTGAGCATACATTTTTAACACTAAAAAATGCGCTCACTTGGTGCACATTACATAACAAAAACAAGATTGTTGAGGCTCAGAGGGTTAAGTTTTTAGATACCCAATTGAACGGATTGAGTGTCTCTACTAGTTTGTTAGAAAGATATATGAAGAAAACTAGGGAAAATGACAAAAAGTTCATATATCTTAACAAAATCATTGAAAACAAGCTAAAACATAACGTCCTACTTAAAGAAATATTGACTTTAAGTGAAACAGCTAAGAAATATCAGCTAAACTGGCTAAGTCAAACTTCCTATAAATAATTCAAATCTTGATAAATACTATACATCTTTGGGAATTACTATGAAACTTACAGAATTTAATCAAAAACCTTATGCAATGGCCAAAAAGGCCCTAAGAGAAAATTTCAACACTGACCTAGCGGTTGAAAGACTAAGCATATCTCAGACTAGAGATATGTTAGGAAAAGTTAAAAATTTACTCAGCGAAGTAAAAGAAACAGATAAGGTTTATTCAAGCGAAAACAATCCTCAGTATTTAAAGCTTATCTTTATGGAGCAAGCACTATCAGACTATTATGCTGAACTTAAGAATCAGCCAAAATACAATAGTCGTATCGTAGTTGAGAATGAGGAAATTGAACAAGCGCAAGTTGTTCTTGCAGCTAAGGACATGATGGACACAGTTCAGAAAATGGTTGAAGATGTTTCTGATATGCTAGTTAAAGAACTTCCTGCAGTAGTTGAAAGTGTTAGCGCAGAAATGGGCAGTGACCAAGGTGAGCAGTTCAATTCAATGGCAACTGAAGCATTAACCGGATTACAAGCAGCACTTACACAAGCTAAATCAGGCTTACAAAGTGCATTGAATGTTGTTACAGGTCAAGGCGCAGGATTCGCAGGTGGCATGCCTGGTATGGGCATGGCAGGCGATATGGGAGCACCTGAAATGGGCGGTGAAGTTGACGCTATGGCACAAGGTGCAGAAGAATTACCAACACCACCTGAAGCTGACATGGATAGCGAAGAAATGCCAGCTCCTAAGTTAGGCCGCGGCAAAAGATAATAATGCGTTTATTTGAATTTGTAGGTAGTGATCCGTTAAGAGTTAAGTTGGTCGCAATAACCGACCAACTTAAAGATAGATACCTACATGCAAATAAACCTATGTCGGTTGATGCTTTCCTACAAATGATGAATGATAACGACATCAGTGTAGATATAAGTGACTTACGAGATATGATTTCCAAAGAACCACTTATTAATATCATAGATGATATTAAAGGTGATGAAGTAATTTTCAAAGGTCAAAAAACTGACGGTAAAACTCCAATGAGTGTTGATGATGCAGAAAAAACTGTAGCTAAAATGGCTCAAAGAGCAAACGACAAACGATGATTACATTAACAGAAACAGCAGCAAAAAAAGTCAAACAACAAATTCAAAAACGTGGTAAAGGGTTAGGCATAATGATAGGAGTGCGAACTACTGGGTGCAGTGGTTTAGCATACAAACTAGAATACGTTGATAATCTTCCTACAAATGGTAACTATATGAGTTACGCAAGTAACGATATTATAATTATAGTTGATCAAAAAGACTTGCCCTACGTATCAGGTCTAACAATGGAATATAAACGCCAAGGTCTAAACGAAGGATTTGATTTTATAAATCCAAAAGAAAAAGCACGTTGTGGCTGTGGGGAAAGCTTTACCATTTAAATTGTATTATTAGTAAAAATGTAATACAATCTTTGAATGTACAATCCAAACAAATTCAATTACGTTAAGATCGGTAAAGAAACCATTGATGGTTCACGTAAATACGCAACTCCCGACGGTGAAAAACTTCCTAGCGTAACAACTATCCTTGATGCAACTAAATCAGAAGAAAGCAAGAAAGCACTGATGGAGTGGCGCAATCGTGTGGGACATAAACGTGCGCAGGAAATCACAACTGAAGCAGCTGGGCGTGGCACACGTATGCATAAGTTCATTGAGGATTACATTAAAACTGGAGTGCTAAACGAACCCGGGTCTAATCCGTATAGCATCCAAAGTCACAAAATGGCACAGAGCATTATTGATCAGGGTCTGAGTAAAGTCAATGAAGCTTGGGGAGTTGAAGTTCCATTATACTTCCCTAAAATCTATGCTGGAACTACTGACTTATGTGGAATACATGATGGGCAAGAAGCTATTATGGACCACAAACAAAGCAATAAAGTCAAAAAGCGTGAGTGGATTGAAGATTATTTCGTACAATCTGCTGCCTACGCAAACGCACACAATGAAGTTTACGGTACAAAAATAAGAAAAGGCGTAATTTTTATGTGTACTGCAGACAATCAATACTTAGAATTCATCATTGAAGGTATTGAATTTGACAAGTATACCGACCTGTGGTTTAATAAATTAGACGAATATTACAGTAAATTTCTATAGTTTCCAATCTAAAAATGATTGATAAATAGTATAATCATCTTTTCATAAGAATTATACTATGGCTATTATACAGATTTCTAAGATTCAACACCGTACAGGGGCAAATGTTGATTTGCCTCAACTAGCTGAGGGCGAATTAGGGTTCGCAACTGACGAACGTAGATTGTATATAGGAAATGATCCCAACTTATTTCCTCCTTCAGGCAACGCAACAACTACACAAACAGAAATTTTAACAGAAGTGTCAGTGCTAAACTGGTCTAAGATCGGTGGCACAGCTAACACACAAATTTCTTTAAATGGTCCAGTTGGTAATGGTCAAGTATTAGTATCTAATGCTAATACTTGGGTTAATGCTGGCGGAAACAGCAATATTAAAATAGACTTAGGCAACGCAAATAATGTTGTAATGCGTGGTGGTCTAAATGGCTATGTGTTAACTACAGACGGTACTGGTAATTTAACTTGGGAAGGTACAGGAGTAGGGACATTTAGAATTCAGGATATCTCCAAAGCAAATCCTGCAGTAGTTACAACGATTAACGATAACACTGTTGTTACAGGTATTCCATTAACTATCATTGGTGTTAGTGGAATGACACAAATCGCAACTGCTGGTGAAAATAGTACCAATAAGTATTATGGTGTTAAACTCACAAATAAAACATTCTCACTTTATTCAGACGCTGCATTAGCAAATGCTGTTAATAGTACTGGATTCACTCCGGCAGTATCAAACACGGGTAATATTATTTGCTCATTCTACCAAGCTGGTACAGGTGTGCCAGGTGGTGCAAATACACAAATTCAATTCCAAGATACAGCAGGACTGTTTGGTGGAAGCGCAAACTTAACGTTTAACAAAGATACAAACAATTTAGCATTAAATGGTAATGCTAACATCACAAGAATAACGACAACACTTGTAACTTCAGCAAACTTAGTTGGTTCAATTGGATTAGGAGCAGGTAATGCTAATCCAGGTAACTTTACAACAGTTGCAGCAAACTCAACTATCAGTGCTACCGGTAATGTTACAGGTGGTAATCTAAGAACTACTGGACAAATTAGTGCGGGTGGTGTAATTACGACTGCTGGTCTAAACACATTAGGCAATGCAAACATAGGTAATTTATCATTAACTGGTATCGTTAAAGGTAACTTGATCCCTGAAGTTGATTTAGCACAAAACTTAGGTAGTCCAACGCAGCGTTGGAAAGAACTTTATCTTTCAGGTAATACCATTTATTTAGGTGATACTTCAATTACTGCAAACGCTAATGGAATTTCAAGTAATGTTCTTACTGCTGAAAATGCCAATTTAGGAAATTTAGTAAACGCTAATTTCATATCAGCTATATTTACTGCAGATTCATCTTCACAGCCCAACATAACAACTGTAGGAACACTGACAGGATTAAGCGTTCAGGGAACAACAAATTTAGGTGATGTTGCAAACGTAAGGATCACAGGTGGATTCCCTGATTATACACTAATTACAGATGGATTAGGTAATCTATCATGGAGTCCTATCGTACTTCCTGATATTGTTGCTGGTAATACAAATCAAATTCAATATAATGTAAATGATGGACTAGCAGCTAGTCCAAACCTAACCTTTAATCCTGCCACAAGCACATTGCAGTCTGTAACAATTAGTGCTACAGGAAATATAAACGGTACAAATTTAAATATATCAAATAATATAATCTCTAATTCAAACATTAGAGGTGCAAACATTTCAAGCACAGGAACAGTTCTTGCAAATGGCAACATTCAAGGTGCTAATCTTTTTGCGAACACTTTAATTTCAACTGCCGGTAATGTAAATGCTAATGTAATTTTTTCTAATACTGCAAATTTAACAGGAAATGTTATTGCAGGTAATTTAAATGCAGTAAATGCAGTAAGCGCAAACGGTAATATAACTGGTGCAAATCTAAGAACAGCTGGTACTATAAGCGCAAACGGTAATATAACTGGTGCAAATCTATTAACATCAGGCAATGTAAGCACAAGTGGCGCCGTAAATGCCTCGCAAGTAAATGCCGGTAATATTTCTGTTTCAGGAAATATCGTATCTAATAACTTAATAATAAACAATGAAATAAGTTCAACCGGTAATATTACTTCTGATAATTATATTTTAGGTAATGGTGCATTCCTAACAGGTATTAACTTAGGTAATCAAAGTGGATTAAATCAAATCGTAAATGGCACAAGTAATGTGTCTATTCCTAGCGTAAATGGTGATATTAGAATTGGCTCAGGCGGCGTTGCCAACGTAGTTAGAGTTACTAATACAGGATTATCCGTTACAGGAAACATCACAGCTACCGGAACGTTAAGCACAGGTGGACTATCATCAGGAGCTCTTAGCGCAAATGGAAATATATCAGGTACAAATTTATCAACAGCAGGCAACTTAAGTGTTACTGGAAATGCTAATGTTGGTCCATTGGGAGTAGGAGGAGGCTTAAGTGTAGGCGGTGCAATAACAGCCGCAAGTGGGTCAATCGTAGGCCAACTTTCAGTTGGCGCTAATATAATTGGACAAAATGCAAACTTAGGTAATTTAGCAAGAGCTAACTTCTTCCAAGGAGACGGTAGTCTATTAACAAATCTAACGATAGGTGCAGGCACACAACTACTAAATGGTACAAGTAATGTAACCGTTGCTGCCAATGGAAATGTGTCTGTTGGGGCAGGTGGGGTCGCTAATGTTCAAGTAGTAACTAGTCAGGGTGTAGCAGTAAAAGGTACACTCAGTGCTAATGGAAATGTTACAGGTGGCAATTTAATTACAACGGGCGCAGTTAGTGCTAGTGGTAATTTGTCTGCTAATAATGTTAATGCTGCAGGATTCTTAAGTGCATCAGGTAACATTTTAGGTCTTAACATAAATGCTGCTGGAAATATTAGTGCAACCGGTTCAATTTCTACAACTGCAAATATTACTGCGGCAGGAAATTTAGCAGCCGGCAATGCTACCTTAGGTAATGCTAATGTCACAGGTGTTATTAGCACAGTTGGTGTAGTTGCTAGTGGAAATGTAGTTGCTGCTAATTTAAATTCAACAGGAAATTTAAGTGTATCTAGTAATGTTAATGCTACTAATATTAGTATAACAGGTAATATACTTGCTGCAGGCAATATTGGAATACAGAATGTAAATGCAACATCAGTTACTGCATCAGGCAATGTATCAGCAGGAAATGCTACATTAGGCAACAGTGTTACTGCTAATTTCTTCTTAGGTAATGTAAGAGGTAATTTATTTAATGGTACAACCAGCATCGTAGTACCTTCAGCAAATGCAAACGTAGCTGTTAGTGTTAACAATACAGCAAACGTAGTTGTTATTAGCCAAAATACTTTAGCAGTTACAGGAACATTGTCTGTTACAGGAGCAGCAAATGTAAACACAATTAATGCTTCTACTGCTAACTTAACAACTGTTAACGCAGGCGCAGTAAATTCATCAACAATAAGTGCATCTGGTAATGTTCAAGGAGGCAATTTATCTACTGCTGGTAATCTAACTGTAGCAACAAATACAAATTTAGCAAATACAACAGTAACCGGTCAATTAAGTGCAACTGGTAATATTGTAGGTGGCAATTTATTGACTACTGGCATAATCAGTACGACTGCAAATGTTGACGCAAACATTGTAAATTCTAACACTGAAAATGTTACCGGAAACGCTACAGTAGGTAACTTAGTGTCAAATGGTGTTGTTACAGCAACTGGATTAATAAGAGGTGCTAATGTATCAGCAGTGGCTAATATTACTGCAGGAAATGTAGTTTCTGCAAATAATTTAAGTGCGACTACTAATCTAACCGTTGGTAACTTAGCTAATGTTGCTAACTTAATTTCAACTACTAACATAAGTGCGTTTGGTAATGTAAAATCCAATATTGTAAATGCAAACACACTAGTCATCAATTCTAATGCAACGCTCAATAATTTATCGGTATCAAGTTTTGTTCAGTCAAACTTAATTCCTAATGTAGACGATACTTATTATTTAGGTATCCCATCTAATAGCTGGCATAGCTTAGCTGTAAGTCCTTCAGGTATATCTGTTGGACAAACATCTTTAACATCAAATGTAACTGAATTAACAATAACAGCAACTAATACTATTATTCCATCAGCATCACTTACAGATTTAAATGTTGCTAACTACGCTAATTTAGGATTCGTTAGTAACTTAAGGATATTAGGTGGTAATGCAGGTGACGTATTATCAACTGACGGAAACGGAATTGTATCATATGCTAACGTATTAGCGATTGTTCCAGCAGCTGGTGGCAATACTGAAATTCAATTTAATGACAATGGTGTTTTTAATGCTTCTTCTGCATTAAGATTCTTTAAGAGTAATGGTGTTACAAGTGGTACATTTGCGGGTAATGCTTCAAGATTATTTGGTATAACCGGAGCAAATATAACTGGACAAGTAGCAAATGCAGTAGTAGCAACCACTGTTACTTTCCCATCACAAGCAAATATTACAGCAGTAGGAAACTTAAGCTCATTAAGTGTTGTAGGTAATTTAAGAGCAGGTAACGCTAATTTAGGAAATATTGCAATTGCTAATTTCTTAACAGGTGTATTAACCTCATCTAATCAACCTAACATCACTAACATAGGTAATCTTAATAATCTAACAGTAAGTAACATTGCTGGTGTAGTTAATTTTGAATATACATCAAATGTAACACTTGGTCAAATTGGTAATCTACACATTGCAGGTGGGTTGAGTAATCAATACGTTACGACTGATGGTTCTGGTAACCTGTATTGGTCTTCGCCGGTAGCGACCTCGGTAATCAATGGTTTAAGTGGAATGAATGTTGAACAAAATGGTAACATTGTGTTCACTGTAGCAGGATTTGGTAATAGATTTAGAATCGAGCAATCAACTTTCTCATCAAACGTACAAGGTTTATTTAATGAAGCAGTAAGCTTTTACTCAACTGTGAACTTAGGCACAATTGCTAATATCAGAATATTAGGTGGTCAAAATGGTCAAGTTCTTACTACTACAGGTATTGCAGGACAAATTGGTTGGGCAGCAGCACCAGCAACACAGTCTATTGTAAACGGTAACAGTAATATTGTAGTAGGACCAAACACTAATATCAGAGTTAGTGTTAATGGTACTCCTAATGTAACACAATTTACGCAATTTGGTATACAGACAGGTGTATTACGTACTACTGACATAATAAACACAAATCTTGCTAATTTAGGTAATGTTGCTAATGTTAAAATACAAGGTGGTAATGCTAATGGCATATTAACAACTGATGGTACTGGTAATTTATTCTTTGCATCAGCACCAGTAGCACCCGCAATCGTAAATGGTTTAAGTAATGTTACTGTTGATTTAAGTGGTAATGTACGCACTAGTGTTGCAGGGGTACCAAATGTATTTGTAGTAGCAAATACAGGTGTAGTTGTAAATGGAAGATCAAACTTAGGGTCAAATGCTAATGTAATCATCACTGGTGGAGGTGCAAATCAATTACTGTCCACAGATGGAACAGGTAACTTGAGTTGGGTATCATCACCACCGACATCACAAATTAGCAACGGTACAAGTAATTTAACCATAAGTCAAAATGGAAACATTGTTGCTGTTGCTACAGGAACAACAGCACTTAATATTTCTAATTTAGGTATTAATGTAACTGGTGCAATAAACGCAACTGGTAATATCAATACTGATATAAACAGATTAAAAATTACAGGTGGTGCTGCAGGCAACATTTTAGTTGCAACTGATGGTACGGGAAATTTAGCTTGGGGGAATTTACCTGCAGCAAATCAAATAGCAGGTGGAAATAGTAATGTTTCAGTTAATCCAAATGCAAACGTAACGATTGGTGTTACAGGAGTTCCCAACGTTGTTGTTGTATCATCAAATAGAGTTAACATAACAGGTGATTTATCAGTCATAGGTAACGCAAACTTAGCTAATATAGACTCCTTAAATATCCCAGGTGGCAATGCAGGTGATGTATTAAGTACAGATGGTACAGGTAACTTAAGTTTTGTAACCCCATCAGTTGGTACATCAATTGTTAATGGATCAAGTAATGTTCGTATTCCTGCAAGTGCAAGTAATATAACATTTGCAGTTAGTGGCACACCAAACGTATTTGTACTATCTCCGCAGTTAGCTAATCTAACAGGTAACTTAAGTGTTACTGGAAATGCAAACATAAATGGTAATGTTAATTTAGGTTCTACTTTAAGTACTGCTGGTAACGTCATAGGTCAAAATATAATAACACCAGGTGTAGTAAGCGCAACCGGAAATATAACAACTTCTGCAAACTTATCTGTAACAGGAGCAGCTACAGTTACTGGTCAGTTAAACATTGGTGCTGCTAATTTAGGTAACACGTTAAACGGAAGTGGTAATATCTCATTAACTGGTAATATAACAGGAAATAGAATATTAGGAAATACATTAAGTACTACTGGTGACATCACTGGAAATAACGTAGTTGCAGGAGCAAATGCAAATGTAGGTAATTTATTTTCAACTAACACAATAAGTGCTGCAGGAAATATCGCTGCAGCTACAAACATCACTGCTGCGGGATCAATGTCTGCAATAGGAAACATAACAGCAGATAGATTTATTGGAAATGGTGCATTACTCACGAATGTAACAGCAAACGTTGCACGTATTGCTAATGGTGTAAGTAACATCAATATTCCTGTAGCAAACGGAAATATAAGTGTAACAGTTGGTGGCGCAAGTGTCGCTACTATCTCCCCAGGTAACTTTAGTATTACTCCTGATACTGGAATTGGTGGTAACTTAAGTGTATTTGAAAACATTACTGCAGGAAACAGAATAACTGCTAATGGCAATCTAAGTGCTGTTGGTAATATTACAGGTACTTACTTATTTGGTAATGGTGCATTCTTAACGGGTGTTAATACTGACATATATAACGATGCCAATGTAGCAAATTACTTACCAAATTACACCGGTAATATCAGCAGTGTTAATAATATTACTGCTTCCGGAATAGTTAATACAAGTGGTTTAAGAGTATCATATTTAAGTACCTCAGCCAATACAACTCTCACTGCTAATAGAGCAGGAGCTCTAGTTGATATTGTCAATAGTAGTTATCAAATTATATTACCAACTCCAGTTGGAAATCAGGGTGTCAATTTCACATTTAGATTGAGAACATCTGGGCAATTTGTTACGTTGATAACACCTAGTGGAACATTTGAGGGATCAGGTTATACAGGAACAGGTACTGTAATAATTTCTTATGCTATTGGTCAATTCTTCTACGTTTATAGTGATGGTTCAAAGTACATAATTTCTGCAAGAATTGAATCAGAAACCGGTGCAGGATTAAGAGTTCGTACAGGTGTACAGTCTACGTCAACAACAACTGGTGCATTAGTTGTTACAGGTGGTGCTGGATTTAGTGGAAATATTTACTCAGGCGGCAACGCTGTAATTTCAGGTGCATTACAAATTGGTGGCTCATTTGTTGCTACCGGTGCAAATATTACACAAGTTACGGGAAATGTATTTGGTAGAACTACAAGTAACATAGTAATTACAAATGGTGACACTGGAAACGGTGAAATAGCTATACGTGCTGGTGGCGCCATAATTCAAACAATTAATAACGCAAACGTAACAGTAAATGGAAATATTACAGCAACCGGAAATATATCAGCATCAGGTAATTTCACTGCTCCTTTTGCAAATGTTACAGGAAACGTCACTACTCCTATTTTAATAGTTAACACTATATCAAGTAATTTTACAACACCAGCAAACAGTACCACAAACATATTTGGTAATAGTGTTACTGCAGGTTTGTTAAGTGCTAATGGTAGTGTGGTTGTAAACAATTTAATAGGAATTCATGCTAACGGTAATATCACTAACGTTCAGAACCTTCAAGTAAGTAATATTAATGCTCAAAACATTACAGCACCTGTATTCAATACAGGAAACATCAGTGTTTCAGGTAACGTTGTAGCGAATGGTGTAATTCATTCAAACAATGTTGGTACAGGTAATAACTTCAGAGTAGGTAATAGTGTTTGGTTAGGTGATCGTAACACATCTGATAGTTTAGCTGTTAGAAGTCAGCAAAACGATACAGTTGGTTATGTAACATTTGGATCCGACTCAACTGCTAAATTAGGTCGTAGTGGTACAGGCCCATTAACATGGAATAGTAACTTATCTGTTAGTGGCACAATCACTGCTAATAATTTTGTTGGTAATATTAATGTAGCTAACACAGACCTTTCTGCAAATAGCTTTACTTCTAATACATTCACTGGCGGCAACTTCAATGGTAGATTAATTACTACAGTTACTGGCGCAAATGTAGTAGAAATGATTCGTGCGAATATCGCAGGACCTACTAATGCTGACTACTTCAGTGTTGACGTTGGTGGTACTAGTCAAGACTTTGGATATGTGTCATTTAATACAGGTGATAATGGTTCAGAACCAATATATTTTAGACAATACAATGGTCCTAACATTCAAAGACAAGTTACACTATTGGATCAAAATGGTAATACAAGCTTCCCTGGTAATATAAGTGCAAACGGTAATGTAGCTGCTAGTAATTTAATCGGTAATTTAACTGCATTTATACCTGCTCCGCAAACTGCAAACATTATCAATGCAGTAATGGCAGGTAGTGATGCATTTAGACTACAAATAGGAGGTAATCTATCTGATCAAGGATATGTTGCACTAGATGTAGGTGATGAAGGTACTGAAAGTATTGTATTCAGACAATTTACTGGATCTAATTTTGCAACTGAGTTACGTAGGGTAACACTACTTGATTCTAACGGAGAAACATCATTCCCTGGTCGTATTTATGCACCAGGATTTACAGGTGGTAATATAACTGCTAGTGGCAACGTTACCGCAAATAATATTATTGGTAATATTAGTACTACCGGAAACATTAATGCAGGAAATTTTGTAGGTAATTTATCTGCTACTAATGCAAATGCATCTGTTTTTAATGGCGGTATTATAAACTTAACTACTTATCTTAACGTTGCTCAAGGAAGTGTGATTGCAAATGTTTATACAGGTAATACAGTAAGTGTTTCCGGCACAGTATCCGGTTCTAACTTAGTTGGTAATTTAACTGCGAGTGCATCAAATGTTGCAAGTCGTACAGGTGGTAATATCAGTATTACCGGTAATGTTACTGCAAATAATATTAGAGCTACCAGCGACGGAACAGGAAATAACTACGCAATTGGAAATGATGCATTTATTGGTGATATAAATGTAGCAGATACAATTGTTATTAAAGGACAAAGTAATCCTGGAAATGGTTTTATAGTCTTTGGTACAGCAAATAATAGCCAAACCTTAGGTAGATCAGGTACAGGACCACTTACATATACAGGTAATATAAGTGCTACAGGAACTATTACAGCAAATAACTTTGTTGGTAATTTCAATATTGCAGGTAGTGATTTAACTGCTAATAGCTTTACTGGTAATAATTATTATGGTGGTAATTTCTTCGGAAAATTAACTACAAATACTATTACAGGATCAAACACAGCCGAACTTATACGTTCAAACATTGCTGATAATGATTACTTTAGGGTAATCGTTGGTGGTACTGGTACAGATCAAGGATATGTTTCTTTTGAAACAGGTGATCAAGGTAATGAACCAATATACTTTAGACAATATAATGGCGTAACCATACAGAATGAAGTTACACTATTAGATGCAAATGGTAATTCAATATTTGAGAATGTTATATCAAATAACTTTGTTGGTAATTTGAGTGTCACAACTCCTACACAGTTTACTAACACTAGTATTGTTAGTGGTACAATGGCATCAACTGATGGATTTAGATTAGTAATTGGTGGTTCAGGTACAAATCAAGGATTTGTTAATATTGATACTACTGACGGGTCAAGTAATTCACCAACTCCAATCATATTTAGACAGTTCAGCGGATTAACTTATAACTCATTAGTTCGCTCACTAACTCTACTAGATAATAATGGAAACAGCGTTTTCCCTGGTAATATTACAGCATCTGGCAATGTTTCAGCAGCAGGAAATCTTTCAGTTGCGGGTAATATTACTGTCCCACAATTAAATGCTGGTGGTAACATAAGCACAAGTGGAAATATTTCTTCAGCACAGAATATAAGTGCTATAGGAAACATAAACACATCATCCACTTTAAATGCAACAACAGTTTCAGCAACCGGTTCAATTATAGGCAGTACTACTATAAGAGGTGCTACATTATCTGCAACAGGAGAGGTAAGTGTAAACGGTAATATAAGTGCCGTGGGTAATCTCACAGCAAACAGAGTCTCAGTGACACTTGTAACTGCAACAGGTAATATTAGTGCTGGTGTAAATCTTTCTGCTACAGGTAACGTTCAAGGCGGTACGTTGATTGGTAATGTATCAGCATCAGCAGCTTCTATAACAAGCTTAACTGGAACGAGCGCAAGTCTAACAGGTAATATAACAGGCGGCATATTAATTTCTACAGCAACAGGCACAGGGCAAAACTTTAGAATTGGTTCAAGAGCTTGGATTGGTGAAGTAAATGTAAATGACACTTTAATTGTAACAGGCCAACAGAACGCTGCAAATGGTTATATAATATTTGGTAATGGAAATAATAGCCAAAGTTTAGGTAGAGCAGGTACAGGACCGTTGACATATTCAGGAGATATGTCACTTAGTGGTAATGTGACTGCTAATAACTTTGTTGGAAATATTAATATTGGAAATGCGGATATTAGTGCAAATAGCTTCACGTCCAATGACTTCTATGGTGGCAATTTCAACGGCTTACTTACATCAAACACATTAATAGGTTCGGCTAATGGTAATCTAATACTAGCTAATATGGCGACAAATGATTACTTTAGGTTGAGAATTGGCGGAACTGGCGTAAATCAAGGATTTGCCTCATTTGATGTAGGTGACGATGGTACAGAACCAATATATTTCAGACAGTACAATGGTGCAAATATACAGAATCAAGTTACATTACTTGATGCTGTAGGTAATACAATACTACCAAATAGTCTAAGTGTTACATCAAACATTAACTTAGGTGGTAACATAAGCTTAGGTGGTAATATAAGTACCAGCGGTAGTATCACTGCTAATTTCTTAAATGGTAATCTACAAGTATCAGTTACCGGAACAACTTCTGCTAACGTAATTTCAGCAGCAATGGCAAGTGGTGATTTCTTTAGATTACAAGTTGGTGGCACAGGAACAGATCAAGGATTTGCATCTTTAGATACTGCGGATAATGGCACAGAACCAATATATGTCAGACAGTATGTAAATGTAGGTGGTAATGCATTTGGTTCAATACTACGTCAGGCTACATTATTAGGTCCAAACGGTGAAACAATATTCCCAGGTGAGTTGAGTATAGGTGGTAATTTATCTGCCGCAGGAAATATTGTTACTACAAGCAACTTTACAGTTGCAAACTTAAGTGCGACAGGAAATGTTCTTGCATCACAAAGAATAAGTGCCACAGGAAATATTACAACTGCATCAAATATTTCTGCTGTAGGAAGTATCATTGGTGGTTCATTTAGCACAGCAGGAATAATAAGTGCAACAGCAAATATTACTGCAGGAAACCTTACAACTGCAGGTCAAGTTTCAGCTACAGGTAACATCACAGGTGCAAATGTAATAGCTGGAAATCTTTCTGCAACTGGGAATGTAAACGCACCAACTCATATCGGTACAACAGTAAGTGTTACGGGCAACATCACAGGTGCAAATCTGTTTGGTAATTTAAGTGCAACATCTGCAGTAATTATTAACTCAACAGGTACAACAGTTAGTGTTACAGGAAGTGTTACTGGAGCTACAGTCGTATCTAGTGCAACAGGTACAGGACAAAACTTTAGAGTAGGAACTACTACTTGGTTAGGTGATATTGGTGTTGTTGACACATTAATGTTAAGTAGTCAAGGTAATGCTGCAAATGGTTATATAGTTTTTGGTAACGGTAATAACTCTGCGAAATTAGGTAGAGCAGGCACAGGACCATTGACATATTCAGGAGATATGTCTCTTAGTGGTAACCTAACAGCAGGTAATGTTCTAGCTAATTTCTCACTAACAGGAGATGTAAATGCAAATAGCTTTACATCAAATAACTTCTTTGGTGGTAACCTAAACGGAACATTAACATGTAATACATTAACAGGTACTCAAACTGCGAACTTAATTTTAGCAAATATTGCTACTAGTGATTACTTTAGAGTAACCGTTGGTGGTACAGCAGCAGATAGTGGATTTGTTAGTTTTGATGTTGGTGATAACGGTAATGAGTCAATATTCTTTAGACAGTATACTGGTGCATCAACAATAACAAATCAAATCACACTTCTTGATGCAGCTGGAAACACATCATTACCTGGTAGCTTATCTGTAGTTGGCAATATCAATACTGCAAACAATATTACTGCTAATAATTTTAATGGTAATTTAAATATTAGTGTTTCAGGCACAACAACTGCAAACATAATTAACACAACTATTGCAGGAACTGACTTCTTTAGATTACAGGTAGGTGGCACAGGACCAGATTTAGGATTTGTATCGTTAGATACTGCTAATGATGGTAATGAGCCAATATATGTAAGACAGTATATTTCTACACAGCCTAATCCATACAATGCAATTAATCGTCAGTTAACATTACTTGATAGTAATGGACAAACAATATTACCAGGTAATCTAAGTGTAGCAGGTAATACCACTGTAGGAAACTTAAATACTAGTGGTAATATAATCGGTGCTTTTGTCTCTCCGGGAATAAGTGGCACTGCTAACGCCAACGTAATAACTGGACTTATTGCAAGTAATGACTACTACAGAATTCAAGTTGGTGGCACCGCAGCCGACTCTGGATTCTTGTCAATAGACACTGCGGATAATGGAGATGAACCAATTTATGTACGTCAGTATACTGCTGGTGGATCAGGACCATTTGCAACAGTTACTAGAGAACTTGCACTATTGGATAATACTGGTAATACAAGTCTACCTGGCAATTTAATTATAAACGGGGCAAATAGTACACAACTTGTAAGTGCTTTAGGATCTCAATACAGAATTGGATATAGAGGTTATCCAGTACAGTCATTAAGTACAAGTTATACCGTTACTGTAAATGATCCTGGTTTAACATTACTATTCAGTGGTCAAAGCGGCGGTACATTGTTGAATATTCCTACGAATCTTACAGCAGCTATTGCTATAGGTGCAGAAATGCGTATCATAAACAATGATGCAAGTCAAAGTGTTACTGTTCAACCTGCGATAGGAACTACACTAAGATATCAGGGCGGCACAGGAGCAAGAATACTGTCAACTTTTGCTGACGTTACATTAATCAAAGTTGCAACTGATACTTGGTACATAAACGGTTACGGCATAACCTAAAACTACCAGTTGGGGATAAATACATATGTTCTCTCTCTATATGGGAGACTTATGTAGTTCCCCAACTACGTAGGACCTAGAACGTTCACAATCAAGGAGATTAAACAAAATGGGACGCCCTTTAAAAATAGCAAAAACAAACGCAGCAGCAAGCCCAGATGGAGTAACTGACCAAGGTTTTCCTAATGACGGTACTACAACTAACGGCTTCACAACAAGTGCAGTAGGTGTAGTAGGTGGTATTCGTCCAATAGCAGTATTCGGAAGTGTATGCATAGAACAAAATTGGTATGGTACTTATTATGCTAGTACAGGTTCAGCCGTAATAAGTTCACAAAACGCAGGAACATTGAATAATACTGAATTAGAAAATGATTCATTAATATATTATGATGGTACATTTGTAGGAACTGTTTCAAGCACTGGCGCAGTAATAAGCATGACCACTGCATCAACCGCAGCATCTACTGATAGAGTAACAGTTGATGATACG